CGCAAAGCCTACCTGCCGGTGGTCTGGTGGTGCTGCGTGATGGGGAAACGGTAGTTTCTGAGGCCATCATGTCCCCGCTGCGCTTCCACATTGAACATGCGGCTGAGGTGGAAGTCGTGGTTGGTGGCGCAACCGCCGCCGCGCGCGCCGCCGCGCTCGATGCGCTGCTGATGGCCTTGTCCGCTGGCGTGTCCGCCAATCGCACCCTGGGTAGTGCGGTGGAATATGCTGAAGTCGGCACCGCCGATCTGGAAGACGTTGAATTTGAAGGCGCCGCGCCGTTGCGTGCCGCGCGCTTCACCGTGACCCTGCAATTCTCCGCGGCTGAAACGCCGCTTTCCTGACAATAGAAGGATCAAGCCATGCCGCGTGCCATTGGCGCCAATGGGCGCATTCACATGATCAAGGAAACCACCTATGGCACCGCGCCTGGCGGTAACTGGCTGCGCATGCCCTTCATGTCCATTGATTTGGGCGCGGAACAGCCGCTGATTCAATCGGACGTGTTGGCGGTGGGCAATAACCGCGACGCCGCCGCGCCGTTCCAGGATACGGTCACGGTTCAGGGTAATGCGGTGGTGCCGATTGATGTGATCAATATCGGTCACTGGCTGCGCATGTTATTTGGCGCGCCCACCACCACGGGCACCAGCCCCAACTTCATCCATACCTTCGTGTCTGGCGCTTCGTCCTTGCCCTCCCAAGCCATCGAAATTGCGCATCCGGATGTGCCGAGCTATGAGGTTTGCACTGGCGCGCGCGCGGGTAGCTTGGATATTGATTTCAGCCCTACCGGCCCTGCCCAGGCCACCATCGGCCTGATGGCGCAGGGCAGCAGCCGTGCCACCACAACCGCCGCCGGTACGCCGACCAGCGCGGCCTATACGCGGTTTTCCAAGCACCAGGGCAGCATCAGCCGGGGTGGTTCCGCCTTGGCGCAGGTGACTGGCGCGCGGCTGAACTTCAATAATAACCTTGAAATGGTCCGCACCATTCGCGCTGATCGCAAGCTTGAAGGCATTGATCCGGGCGTTTCGCTTATTACCGGCCAGATCACCACGCGTTTTGAAAACACCACGCTGCTGACGCAAGCTGATACCGGCGCCAGCGCAGAATTCGCCTTTGCCTACACGATTGACGCAAACAATAGCCTGACCTTCACCGTGCATGAAGTGTATCTGGCGTTGGCGAAGACGCCCATCAGCGGCCCGGCGGGTGTGGAAGCCACTTTTGATTTCCGTGCAGCCTTCAATGCCGCGCAGACGCGCGCCATGACGGTAGTGTTGCGGAACGGCCAGGCGGCAGCCGTTTATGCTTAAACTGGACTTGCCGACTAAAGCTTATTGGGTTGACCTGCCGCATGGCGTGCGGCTGCGTATCAAGCCCGTCACTACGGCCATAGTCTCAGCCGCGCAGCACCGCGCCGCGCGGCTGGGGCGGGAAGCGGCGGAAGCCGCCGGCGGCGAATTGGACCCAGACATCAGCCGTGGCCTGGCCTTTGTGCTGATGGCGAAGGCCTTGGCCCGCTTTGCAATTGAAGCCTGGGAAGGCGTGGGCGGGCCGGATGGCGCGCCGCTGGCCCTGACGGAAGAAGCGGCGGAACGGCTGATGGATATTGAAGCCATGGCCGCCGCCTTTTGGGATGCTGCGCTAAAGCCCATCCATGCCGTGAGTGCTGAGGGAAACGGCTGAGGGCCCGCGCCGAATGGCATTTCGGCGCCGGGCCTGAATACTGCCGCGGCTGCGCGGCCATTGAAGCGCAGTGCGGCCACAAATGCCCTTATGAAGCCAATGCGCCGCAAACCGCTGAAGGTTTCACCGCGTGGCAAGCCGCCACGGGCTGCATCCAGGCAGATATGGCGGGCATTTCAATTGATATGAACGCGGCGCTTTCGCTGATGCGCGAAGGCGGCGTTTTCGGTTGGGCGGCGGCGCAGCTTTTGGTTGCGGTCCGCACCGGCATGATGATGGCAGGCAATGTGAAGGAAGCAACCGATGGCCCAAGCGCAGCATAGGGTTTCCGTCCGCCTTGCTATGGATGGCGCGCTGGAAGTCAAGCAGGGTCTGCGCGATGTGGGCGAGGCAGGCAACCGCGAAATGGATAAGCTTGCGCAGGGTGCGCAGGTGGCGCAGCGGGCGTTTTCGCTGCTGGGGCCGGTGCTGGCGGGGATTTCTGTTGGTGCGCTGGCGGCCTTCACAAAGCGTGCGATTGATGCGGTTGGTGGCCTTGGTGAATTGGCCGATCAGGTGGGTGTATCCACAGATGCGCTGCAGGCATTGAGTTTTGCTTCCACGCAAGCGGGCATCACTGGAGAAGAACTGCAGCGCGGCCTGGCTGCGCTGACCCGCAAGATCGCTGATGCGGCATCTGGTGAGCAAACGGCAGAACAGGCTTTCGCCCGCTTGGGAATCGCGTTCCGCAATACAGAAGGGGAAGCGCGGCCAACCGAAGCGGTGCTTTCGGATATAGCGGACAAGCTGAAAGACTTGGAGAATCCTGCGGAGCGCGCGGCCGTGGTGACTTCCATGTTTGGCGACAGGATTGGCCAAAAGCTGATCCCGCTGCTTTCGCAGGGGCGCGACGGTCTGGTGGCCATGACGGCGGAAGCGCTGCGCTTTGGTACCATCGCCAGCCCTGAACTGATCGCCAAGGCGGATGAAGCGGCGGATAAGGTCGCCGCGCTGACCTCGAGCTTTACCGCATTCGCCAATAACCTGACCGCAAGTGTGGCGCCTGCGATTGTAAGTGTTATTGATGGCCTCAACCGCCTTGCCTTCGGTATGAGTGGTGCCGAGCGACGTAGCCTGTTGCAGACGCAAATTGCGCAGGCAGAGCGCGAGGTCGCTAACTTGGAGCAGCGCATGCAGGGACTAGCCCCCGGTGCGCAGATGGACATTCGCGCCTCACAATTGCGCCGTGGGCAAAATGAGCTTGAGCAGCTGCGTGGCCAGCTATCAGTTCTGGAAGCCCAAATGGAGGGGCAACGCGCGCAAGCAGAACGTATCCTCAGCCCGCAAGGTAGTGCGGCGGGTTCCCTGCCTGCTACTGTCGTCACAGCTTCAGCACCTGCCGCCCCCCGCGCTGCTACAGGCCGCGATCCTTTTGCTGATACGTTGCGCGAACAGCAAAGCCTGCTGCGCGCAAATGAAACGGCGTATGAACGCTATCAGCGCCAGCTTGTGGAATTGGCCGAACTACAGGACCGCCTGACGGAAGCGGAGCAGCGGGGCCTGGAAGTGAATGGCGTGCGGGTGCGCGCGCTGACCACGGAAGAACTGGCCCGCAGCACAGAACGTTTTGCGTTAGAACTGGAACGCGCCGAACGGCAGACCGAACGAACGGATCGTATGGGCGCGCAGATGGGCATGACGTTCAGCAGCGCCTTTGAAGATGCCATTCTGCAAAGCCGCAAATTTTCCGATATTTTGAAGGCGGTGGAACAGGACATTGCGCGCATTATCCTGCGCACGGCGGTTACCGGCCCAGCGGCGGAAGCAATTGCCGGCGCAGTTTCTGGCGGTGTCAAGTCTATCATGACGTCCTTCAGTTCGCCGAATACGCAATCCACAAATGCCGCCCCCGGCGCGGTGCAGGTTACACCGCTGCCCTATGCGGATGGTGGCGCGTTCTTCAATGGCCGGGTGATCCCCTTCGCTTCGGGTGGTTTGGTATCCTCCCCCACCATGTTTCCAATGGCCGAGGGCATGGGGCTGATGGGTGAAGCCGGGCCGGAAGCAATCATGCCATTGCAGCGCGGCGCTGATGGCAAGCTTGGTGTGCGCGCGGCTGGCGGTGGGCAGGGCGGTGTGGTCATCCACCAGACCATCACCATTGATGCGCGCGGCGCGGACCCCGCTGTTGATCAGAAAATCCGCGCGGCGATGACGGTGGCGACCAAGCAAGCGCAAATGGAATTCCTGGATGCCATTAACCGCGGCGGCAGTGTCGCCAAGGCCGTGGGCCGCCGCTGATGCCTGTGCTGACCTTCCCCGCCATCCGTCGCCCATCTGAAGCGGCGGAAAAGCTGATCGGCCTGACGCAAACGCATGAAAGCCCCTTCGATGGCGCCATGCAAACGCTGGAAATGCCGGGTGCGCGTTGGGAATTCACCGCCACCTGGCAAACCCTTTCGCCGGATGACCGCCGCGAATTATCGGCCTTTCTGGCGCGGCTGCGTGGCCGTGCCGGGCGCTTTACCTATGGGCCCATCTGGTCCCCGCGCCGCGCCACGGGGGGCGGTGTGCCGGTGATCAATGGCGCTGGCCAATCCGGTGAAGTGCTTTCAACCACGGGCTGGGCTGCGAATGCTGAGGCTATGCGCGCGGGCGATTGGCTTTCCTATGTGGATTTGGGCGGCAGGCAGCGTTTGCACCAGGTGGTGGCCGATGCCACGGCCAATGCTTCCGGCGTTGCGGCGCTGACCATCAGCCCGCCCATCCGGCGCGCGGGCGCCAATTTGGCCGCGGTGGAAATCACCGCACCCATCGGCACCTTCATGCTGCCGCAGGATGAAGCGCCGGGCCTGAATATCCGCCCCCCCAGCTTGGGCCAAGTCACCATCACCATGCGGGAAGCTTTGGTATGACGCGGGGGCTTTCGGTTGCGCAACAAGCTGCCGCCAGTGCTGAACAGGTGGCGCGCACCGTCGCGGTGGAATTGGACTTCCCGGATGGTTTCGCAAGGTTTCATGGCGGGCATGACAGCATTACCATCGGCGGCGCTGAATTCATGGGTGTCGGCCAGCTTGGCAGCATCAGCGTGGCGGAAGAAAGTGCGGAATTGCGCGCCTATGGCATGGTGGTGCGGCTGTCCGGCGTGCCGCGTGATGCGGTGGCGTATGCGTTGGGCCAATCCTATCAGGGCCGCAAAGGCACGGTTTGGGAAGTGCAGTTGGACCCTGCCACCTTCCAGGTGATCGGCACGCCTTTGGTGGTGTTCCGTGGCCGGATGGATCAGCTTGATATTGCCTTGGGCGCGCAAGCCAGCGTGACCTGCCGCCTGGAAAACCGTTTGGCTGATTGGGACCGCCCGCGCATTAAGCGCTTCACGGATGATGAACAGCGCCGGCGCGACCCCGCTGATGGCAGCTTTCGCTTTCTGCCCGCCACCACGGAAAAGGAAATCATCTGGCCAGCGCGGAGCTTCACCGGATGATGCGCGCCACCCGCTTGCCCGATTGGCCTGAACGGCTGGCCGCCTTCATTGAAGCGCGGCGTGATGTGCCTTTCGACTGGTCAACGAATGATTGTTGCGCCATGGCGGCTGACGCGGTGCACGCGATGACGGGGCGGGATTTCCTGGCTGAATATCGCGGCCGCTACGCGACTGAAGAACAGGCTGAAGCGCTGATGGGCGAAGGCGGCATCACGGCCTTCCTGCCGCGCGTGCTGGCGGCCTTTGGCGCGGTGCCGGTGCCGCCGGCGGAAGCGCAGCGTGGGGATGTGGCGCTGATTGGACTGGAAAATCAGCTTGTCTGCGGTGTGGTAACCGGCCCGCACATCGCCGCACCAGGTGCGCGCGGCCTGGCCTTTGTGCCGCTGCGCCGCGCCGCCATGGTTTGGGGGGTATAGCCCATGGCAAGGATCGTTGTGGCGGTTGTCGCGGCGGGGGCGGCGGCCGCTGTAGCTTATTTCCTACCGCCACTTTTGCCGGCGACTATGGCTTGGGCGGGTCCCTTGAGAGCGGCCGCGGTCGGCGGAGTCGTAGCCTATGCTGGCAACGCAATTGTGACCAGCATGGAAGGCAAGGCAAAGCGCGCCAATCTGGCGCAAGATTCGTCTGACGCCAAGCGGTTGGTGCGCGGTGCATCGGAACCGCGCCGCATTATCTACGGCCGCGCCCGCGTATCCGGCCCGCTAATCTATGCCGCGTCTTATGGTGGGCAGAAGGAATGGATCCTGCTGGTGGTGCCGCTGGCCGATCACGTATGCGAAAGTATTGACGCGATTTGGATTGGCGAAACGCGGGTTTCCGCAGCCGACATCGCGGAAGATGGGTTGGTCACCGCCGGGCGCTTTGCTGCGGTTTTCACTACTCCGCCCCCGCAGAATTTTCAGCAGCCTGCCCCGCAAATGACGGCGGGCATCTACATCAAGCGCTACCTGGGCACGCAAACCGCCGCCGATCCGGATTTGGTGGCGAATAGCCCTGATGGCTGGACAAGCGCAGATAAGCTGACCGG